ATGGTCGTATCTAAGTTAATGATCCCTCAGCCTAAGCCTCAGATTTATACCTAGACACTTCGTGGCGTGTTGTCTATTTACTTGACAAATGCTACACTTTATGACTATGGGTCTATTTCGCAAAACAGAAGCAACCACTCCTAATAAGACATCGCTTACAGCGCAGTACGCCCCTACTATTATGGGCGAGAATCTTAACTCGCTATTTAATTATGTATTGCCTCGCGTTCAACGCAATGAGGCCATGTCTGTGCCTTCCATAGCTAGATGCAGAAACCTTATTAGCGGAGTGGTGGGCGGCCTGCCTCTCAATTTATATCGCAAGTCAACAGGTGAACAATTAGGCAATCCAATCTGGTGTGATCAACCAGCAATCAATCAGCCTCGATCAATAACAATGGCATGGACTGTTGATTCACTAATGATGTACGGCGTGGCTTATTGGCAAGTTACAGAATTGTATGCAGAGGATGGACGCCCTGCTCGCTTCAAGTGGATTCCTAATGTCAAGGTTACATTTAATACTGATCTTTACGGCATGGAAATTACAGAGTATTTTATTGATGCTGTTGCAGTACCAATGTCCGGTCTTGGATCGTTAGTAACATTCCAAGCATTTGATGAAGGCATCTTAGAGCGCGGATCTGAAACGATTAGAGCTGCTGTTGATCTTCGCAAGGCAGCAGTTATTGCAGCAAGCACTCCAATGCCAAGCGGAGTGTTACGGAACAACGGTGCCGACTTAGATCCTAAAGAAGTTGCAGGATTGCTTGCATCATGGAAGATCGCTAGACAAAATCGTGCGACTGCTTACCTAACATCTACTCTTGAATATCAGCCAACATCATTCTCACCTAAAGACATGATGTATGACGAAGCACAGCAATTCTTGGCTACTGAGATTGCTCGCTTGTGTAATGTACCTGCCTACCTGTTATCAGCAGAAGCCAACAACAGCATGACTTATGCCAATGTGCTTGACGAAAGAAAACAATTTTACTCTCTAACACTAGCTCCTTATGTTTGTGCTATTGAAGATCGTCTCTCAATGGATGACATCACTGCTAGAGGTAATGTAGTTAAGTTCGATGTAAATTCTTCATTCCTAGCAACAGAGCCAATGGAACGCTTGTTAGTAATTGAGAAGATGCTATCTCTTGGCTTGATCACAGTCGAGCAGGCTATGGAAATGGAAGATTTAACACCTAACGGAAGTGAAGGAATCGAATAATGGAAAATCAGGTAATTACTTTTACCTCTGGACTAATTGCCAATGTTGAGGAACGCTTAATCTCAGGCAAGATCGTTCCAGCAGGAACAGGCGAAGTCGGTAACACTTCAGCTGGTAAGGTCGTGTTCGAGAAGGGCGCAATCGCACTTCCAGAAGATCCTAAGACTGTAAAATTATTAAATCAACATGACTCACGCCAACCTTTAGGGAAGGCTACACAGTTCACTGAACAAGAAGATGGCGTTTATGCTAGCTTCAAAGTCAGTCGCAGCAACAGGGGTACAGAAGCTTTAATCCTTGCAGAAGAAGGATTACAAAGCGGCCTGAGTGTCGGAGTTGAAGTAATCAAGTCAAAGCAAAAAGGCAATGTGATGTTTGTATCTGCTGCCAAGTTGCTTGAAGTAAGTTTGGTAACAGAGCCAGCATTTAAGTCGGCTCAAGTTATCGATGTAGCTGCTGAGGACACTCCAGAAGCAGTAGAAGAAATCCAACCAACAGAAAGCGAGACAGCTGTGGAGAATACTCCAGAGACAGTTGCAGCACCAGTAGAGGCAGCAGCAGTTGAAGCTGCTCGTCCTGTTGTTACTGCAACTACATTTGTGCGTGAGCGCATTGCACCAATCACATCAGCGCAGTACCTAGAAGCCAACATCAAGGCAGCAATGGGCGATGACGAAGCACGCCGCATCGTTCGCGCAGCAGATGACACAACATCAACAAACGATGGTCTTACACTTGCACCACACCTAAACACATTTATTACAGACACCTTCACAGGCCGTCCAGCATTTGAGGCTGCAACTCGTCAGGCACTTTTGCCAGATGGTATGAGTTTTACAGTTCCTCGACTTTATACTAATGCTGCAACACCAAATACTGCACCAACAGTTGCAGACACTAACGAAGGTTCAGCACCATCAGAAACCGGAATGACCTCTACCTTCGACACAATAAATGTAAATAAGTTCAGTGGAATTCAGCGAGTGAGTTTTGAGCTCGTTGACAGATCTCAACCTGCTTTCATGGAACTAATGATGATTGAACTCCGCAAAGCATACGAGAAGGCAACAGATGCAGCACTTCTAGCAGAGTTTTTTGGTTCAGGTACAACAGCGGCAGCAACAGCAGCAACAGCTGCCGGACTACAATCATTCATCTCTGTAGAAGGTGCAGCAGCATATAAGGGTACTGGTGGAGACTTCGCTAACAAGCTAGTTGCTTCAACAGATCAATGGGCTGCAATCACAGGCTACGCAGACACAACAGGTCGCGCACTCTACTCAGCACAAGGTGCAACATACAACGCAGCAGGTAACGCAGTAGCAACATCTGTTCGCGGTAACATTCTTGGCACTGATTTGATCGTTGATCACAACATCACAACTTCAGGCGTAGTCGATAATTCAGCATACTTGGTTGCTCCATCATCTGTTTATTGCTGGGAATCACCACAAACACAACTTCGCGTCAATGTATTAACATCTGGCGAAATCGAAATCAACCTTTACGGATACCTAGCAATCTATCTTGCTAAGTCAGGTAAGGGCGTTCGTAAGTTCAACCTTACTTAATAGGTTACTAAGTCGCTCTGAGGGGCAGTGCCCTTCTGCCCCTCAGAGTCTTTAGAAAGGATTGAAATGTCAGTCACAACAGTTGCTTCATTAAGAAGCACTCTCGGAGTGGGTACCTTGTATCCAGATGCGACTCTTCAATCTGTTTGTGATGCATCCGATGCAGTTCTTCTGCCGATGCTATGGAATAACTACCAATTTAATTCGCTACAAAGCAACACCACCACTGAAGGCACTTTGTACTTTGACACAGAGATCCAAGATGTGTTTTATGTAGGCCAGTCTGTAGTGATCACCGGTAATGGTTCACCATTTAACGGCACCAAGACACTGACAGCAGTCGGTGAAGATTCAATAACATTCGCTGTAACTGGTAGCCCAACTGCAACAGTAAAGCATGCAGTTGCTCCATTAGGTCAAGTGGCAGGTGCAACCAATGTTGACTGGACTACCGATGCAGCAGTAGTACAAGCATCTTCAATGATAGCTGTTGAAATCTGGCAAGCATCTACCGCCACCCTTTCAGGCAGTAACTTGGTCGATTTCCAGCCATCCCCTTATCGGATGTCAGCACAACTTCTGGCAAAAATAAGGGGCATGATTGCCCATGCACTAAGTCCTAATTCGATGGTGGGATAATGACAGTTGCTATCACATCACTTAGAACGACATTAGCCGAGGCACTCCAAGACGATAGCAAGTATCAAGTCTTCGCATTTCCTCCAGCAACAGTTCTAGCCAATTCAGTTATCGTTACTCCAGATGACCCTTATCTGACTCCTAACAATAACCAACATATAACTATTAGCCCGATGGCTAACTTTAAGATCATCATGACTGTGCCTTTGTTTGACAATGAAGGCAATCTTAACGGCATAGAAGATACTGTTTGTAGCGTGTTCGCCAAGCTCGCAGATTCATCTTTGACCTATAATGTAAGCGCGATCAGCGCACCTAGCGTTCTCAATGCTGCTTCGGGAGACCTACTCAGTTGCGAGATGTCCGTCAATATCCTTACGAGTTGGAGTTAATATGTCCGAGTGGGAAAAAGAAAACGAAGCCTTCTTGATCAAGATCGGGCAGGTAGCACCAACAACAGCAAAGCCAGCAACTACAAAGAAAGAAGAGGAATAATCTCATGGCTGTATTTCTAAATAACAATGTGGGCGTGAAGATTAACTCTGTTGATCTTTCAGACCATGTCACAGCAGTAACAATCAACCGCGTATTCGATGAGCTAGAAGTTACTGCAATGGGTGACACAGCACACAAGTTCGTTAAGGGCTTGGAATCATCTACTGTCACAATCGACTTCCTTAATGACACAGCCGCAACAAATGTCCTAGCGACACTTCAGGCTGCATGGGGAACAACAGTCACAGCAGTATTTCTACAGACAAAGGGAACAGCAGTATCTGCTACAAACCCTTTGTACACAGTTTCATTGCTAGTCAATAACACAACAGACATCAATGGTGCTGTTGGTGACATCGGCACTCAGAGCATCACATTTACTGCTAACTCAACAGTTGCAGTAGCAACATCAGGCACATTCTAAACAACTAACAAAGGGGCAAACCATGGCAAGACTAAAGATAGTACGACAAGATGGAAGCGTATTAGAAGGCGAGATCACTCCAGCAGTGGAGTACTCATTTGAGCAGTATGCTAAAAAGGGTTTCCACAAGGCTTTTCGCGATGAGGAAAAGCAGTCGGATGTTTATTGGTTAGCTTGGGAAGTCACTCGCAGGTCAGGTGAAACTGTTAAGCCTTTTGGTATGGATTTCATTGAGACACTAAAAAGTGTCGAGGTGCTTGATTCAGACCCTTTAGCTTAAAGCGCGATCTTCCATTCACCTATCTAATTGCTCGCTTGAGCATTAGGTTGCAGATTGCGCCACAGCACTTATTAGAGCTAGATCCAACAATGCTTGAGGCTTTGTTACAGGGTCTCAAAGATGAAGCGAAGGAGATAAGCGATGCCAGCAAGCGTAAAGGGCGCAGTTAAGCTTCGCAAGTCTTTACGCCAGTTCAGCCCTGATTTAGCCAAGGCATTACCCAAAGAGATTGGGGCAGCCTTAAAGCCTATTACACGGGCTGCTAGAGGATATCTACCAGATGATGGTCAAGTGCTTAGCGGATGGATAGCGCGAGAAAACTCTCAGTCTAGATTTCCTGCTTACAATGCTCGACTTGTAAAGGCCGGGATTAGTTATAAAACAACACCCTCAAAGCCTAACCGAAGCGGCTTTAGATCTTTAGCTCGCGTGTTTAATAAAACAGCCGCTGGAGCGATCTATGAAACTATGGGGCGCAAGACCCCACAGAGTCGCTTTGTACAAAATCAAAATTCTAAGTATTCATCTCAGATGAAGGGCGATAAGAAGATGGAAGGCCGCGCCTTGTTCCGCGCATACGATGAGAACAATGGTAAGGCTAGAGATGCAGTCCTTAAGGCTATTCAGGGTGCAGCTGACAAACTAAATCAAAGAGCAAAGGCGTAACTCATGGCTAATGTATTTATTGACATCGCAGCGGAGTTCACAGGCAAAAAGGCATTTAAGCAAGCCGAGACATCTACTGAAAAACTTACAAAGAATGTTAAGCAACTTGCTAAAACTTTCGGTCTGGCTTTCGGTACTGCCCAAGTTATAGCCTTCGGTAAAGCATCAATCAAAGCAGCAGCGGCCGATCAGAAGGCACAGCAACAATTAGCTTTGGCTCTCCAGAATGTTGGACTTGGCAGAGATGCAGCAAGCTCTGAGAATTACATCCAGAGACTACAAAGCGAATTTGGTATTATCGATGATAAGTTAAGACCTGCTTATCAGATACTGGCTATTGCTACTCGTGACACAGCGACAAGCCAGAAACTGCTTAATCTTGGTTTAGATATTAGTGCTGCGACTGGGAAAGATTTAGGCGCAGTAACTACAGCGTTAAGTCGTGCATACTTAGGTAATAACACAGCCCTTACACGCCTTGGAGTAGGCATCTCAAAGGCAGACCTTAAGACTAAATCTTTCGAGGAAATCGTAGATCAGTTAGGCACTACCTTCAAAGGATCAGCAACAGCTGCTGCTAATACCTTTCAGGGTTCAATCGATAAGTTAAGCGTTGCCTCAGCCAATGCTTCTGAGATTATTGGCACTGGCTTAATTGATGCGCTTAAAGGTTTAGGAGATCAAAACTCTGTTGATGATCTTGCTAATTCTATGGAGGATGCAGCTCTTTACACAGCAGATGTTATTCGAGGTATTGGCGTACTAACACAGAAGTTACAAGCACTTCCTGGAGTTGGCAATTTTAATATTGGCATGATTCCGATTGTAGGCTCTTACCTTGAAATCCTAAGAGGATTAGGCAAGCAGTCTGCATCTAAGCCATTTACTACACCAATGACCATCTCGGGTCAATCTCAGCAATCTACAAAGATTACTAAAGATCAAGCTAAGACTGCTAAGGAAAATCTAAAGGTATCTAAAGACTCTCTTAAACTATCTAAGGCTAAGGCTATCTTTGACCTACAGAAGATCCAGATTGAGGCAGCACTCAAGGGCAAGATCTCAGAAGAAGATCGTGTTCGCTTATTGCTTATGAAGGCTATTGAAGAAGAGAACATTAGCAACATCGAGAAATACACAAAACTTTTAGATGAAGCACAGAAGAAGACTATTGAACTGCGCGATGCGCTTAAAGTTAGTGATCCTTTTAGTACATTTAATAGTGGTGCTCTCAACGCTGCTACAAGCGTCGAATCTTTAATAGCAAAAGTCAGAGAATTAACAGGGGTTGTTTTTACCAATCCTATTGCAATGACATCTTTCGCACAGGGCATTGAAGCAGGTTTACCAACTTCAGAGGCTTTATCAGGTGCGCGCTATGCAGCACAAGGCGCAGCAGCAATGGGCGGCGGCTCCGTCAATGTGACAGTCAATGCAGGCGTGGGTGATCCAGAAGCCATCGCTAGAGTTATAGAAGATACTTTAAGACAGTCAACTTACCGTGGCACAGGTGGGCTGCTGGCTATATGACATGGGATCCAGATTGGCGCATCACTGTTGGCACTACTGTTTATAACAATGTGCAACAGGTTAACCTTAC